GCTGCTAAATTAGAAAATGCCGTTTGAATATCAAAATTATCCAAGTATTTTTGGATTTCAGTTAGCTCAGATTGAAAACCGTCTAACTCTTCTTCTGTTAGTGCTGGCATCCTAACAACGCCTTTTTCATTTGGCAAGAATTTTAAAAATAGGAATTCAGAACAGCGATTGTTATACTCTGGAAATTGCTTTTTAACAGCAAGAGAATACATCAAATCTTGCAAGTTATTCTCAAGGTCTTTTCCCTTGAACACTTCTTTGCTGCTTTTAAAGTCGCGGATAATAGCTAGCCCCTGCTTCTTGTAAAGAAAGAGTTTGTCAATAAAGCCTTTGATTCTGTAGTCAAATTTGCCTTCTTTAACATCAATTTCAAAATCTTGCTCGCTCAAAGCTTCTGAAGGTTTGCCATTTTCTGTTCCAAAGAAGTCATATTGAAGACCAGCAAGCGTCATATCACAAATCTGCTTGATATTATCTTCGTCATTAACTCCTTCTTTTTTCGCATGTTTGCGAATTAGTCTTTCGATAGCTTTACTAGAAAAGACATCTCTTTTCTTGATGATGAGAGAAAAGTGTTTTTTGTGGCGGTTTTCGCCCAAGCATTCAAAAACTAAGTGACATATTGATCCTCTTCGAGCGCCGTCATTGCTTTTATCAGGCAATTTTAAACGATAAGAACACCAATATTTCCAACTGCATGATTGAGCGGTTTTGATGCGACTTGCTGATAGCGATGTTCGGTTTTTAGATTCCAAAGTCTAATTTATGGTAAAATTTATTCGATTTCAGACCATGCAGCAAAAGTTTCAAACCAATCTTCTGCGAATCTTTCATCATTAGGACAAAGCTCTTTCATGTTTTCTGCAAACGCTTCTTTATTATTAAGAATTGCTTCACAAAATTCATCTACAGACATTTTTGTTGGATAGCATTCAGCAGTCGTATCTTCTCTAATTGGTTGTCCAAATAAAGTTCTATTTTTAGGTTCGCTCATTTTTTTAGATTCCAAAGTTTTGTAGTTTTTTAAAAAATTTCTCCAATTTCTTTTCTTGAAAAGAAGTACGATTAGCAGAGCAGAAATCTTTATAATCAGTTAATTTAGCTTCTTGAGAAACATTTGACTCTTGATACCAGTCCTTGAATGACATTTCTTTTTGCCTCATTTCTCCAAAATCATTAGCCAAAGGTAATTGAACTGATAATTGCTCAAAGTCAAAAAACTGACTGAGTTTCATATAGTTTTTCATGGCAGAGATTTTACCATGATTCTTTTGCTTCTCATTATCGTTATTTGTGGCGATAATGATCTTACGCAGGTCTTTGGAGCAGAGATAGTTCAAGAGCGCTGGAGAGCAGTCTAATCCAAAAGTAACGAGGTTATTTAGATAACCTTCTTCTGTCAAAGCCAAGCTGTCTCCAATACTTTCTACCAAAATCACTTCTTTCTTTTCGTCAATAATAGAATCAACTGTTTGCTCTCTTGGAACAAATGCTGGGTAAACCCATTTTGTTTTTGTGCCAACATGCTTCCACTTGGGAGATTCATTGTTGTCGTTAATTTTTCTACCGCTGAATCCAAAGATTTCTGCGTTAGATTCATAAATCGGAAACACTATTCTCTGATACATTTGGCCATTCCCAGCCAAACCACACTGATAAAGCTTCTGTGTTTCTTCACTGATTCCGCGCTTCTTATAAAAAGAGAAGTTTGGAAAAAGTCTATTTAAGCATTCTTTGGGGTAAATTTTATCCATCTCTATTTTTTCTTTTGCGATATAATGCGTTTGAACTTCTTGGCTATAACTAACATACTGCTTGATGATTTTTGGGTCTTTGGTTTGCAGCGTCAATTCAACCAGTTTAGCAAGAGGCATAGAAGTGTTGCCTTGAACATAGTCTTGCCATACTCCGCTATTCTTATACACTTTAATCGCTGTTGGATTATCGCCGCCGCGATACAGAGCTTTTGTTCTCCAATGATTTCCAAAATCTTTTAGAGTGTAACCTAGCTTTTCAAGAGAGCCTTTTATTTGATCAGAGTTCATCAAAATCGGGAGCAGTATTTCTTCCATTTTCTTCGGCACCTTCGCCAATATCATTGAATTCAACAATGTCTCGGAGATCGCCTCTTTCTGTGATATTAAAATTCTTAAATTCCAAATTAATGAAATTCTTGCGAAGCGTGTCACCTACGCGCACGGCTTCTACTGCACCAGCAATATCTTTGCCCAAATGTCGAGCTTTTACATTGATAAGCTTGTGCGTTCCAAATCTAACTCCTTCATTCAAGACTTCATCTGTTGTTTTATTTCTCAGAATAAACATGTGAGAACAGAATTGAGTAATTCGATCAGATAGAGATACGATACTTTCATCGTCAACAACATTTTGAGAGTTGCGATTATTAGTGATGCCAGAACGGTTCGACTGAACAGAAGTAATCATTGAAATGATTGGCAACCCATCATATAGAATATCTTTCTGAACGCATCGTTTAAATTTATCAACCATTTCTCCAACCATTTGCCATTCTGTTTTGTTGGAGCCTGTGCTATCAGATGTTGTTTTGATGTAGTCAAAACTAAAAATCATCTTGTTGCCGCGACCAACTTTTGAATAGTAAAACCTCTTCAATGTATTGATCATCGAATCAACATCCAAGCCACCAACATTATAGTAATAAAATTGTAGCTTCTTAACTCTGGCCCAAATATTGCGAACCTTATCGACTGTTTCTTTTCCCGCACGCAGCCACTGGCCGCTTTCAATCAAGTGCATAGGAACTCCACTAAGCGCAGAGCATTGGCGCATAATCAATTCTTCCTTGCTCATTTCGCCATTATCAAAATGCAATACTGGAACATTATATGCTAAACTCACTTTGGTTGAATAATCCATGCAGAACTGAGTCTTACCAACGCCAGATCGAGCAACAATAACAGTAATATTTCCTGGCCGCAAAAGAGAACCATAAATACTATTGATTCTTTCATGCGGTCCCATCATCCCAAATTCGGTAACAGGATTTGCGCCCCTGTCTTCAATCATTGATTCCATCTCATCATAGATGTTTTCTGGAGAATCATTGCCAACCTCGTACTGATTGATGCGGCTGTTGTATTCTTTATCAGCTACAGAAATGATTTCCGAATAGGAGCTTTCTGCTGGCAAAGTTTTCATCTTTTTCGCAATATTTTGAGAGGATTCAAAAATCTCTCTGCGAATAGTGTACTTTTTAAGTTCTTTGGCTGTTTTAATGAGACTGCCATCGGCCACCTTTCTCATACCAAGACTCTTGACGTATTCTGCCACGTTTACCACATCATCAAACGAGATTCCAAGATTCTGGACTCGTTGCGCGATGATTACGTCATCAATTTCTTCGTGCGCCTCTAAAGCTTGGCGAACGATTGTGAAGATTGTTTTATTTAAACTGTTATCTTCACTATAAAAGTCTTTTTCATTAATGAATGCAGAGATTTCAAAATAGTTCTCTGGCTTTTTAATGAGCGCTGCCAGCAATTGCTTTTCAAGTTCATAAGAGTAGATCATGCTACTATTACGATACTCAGGAATCAATCTTCGTCAACATCATCTTCATCATTTTCTTCTTCTCCAAGACTATATGCGGTTTCAGCTTCGTCTGAATTTTGAAGATATTTTTCCAAAGCTTTTCTCATGCCGAATTCTACAACTTGAGAATCATATTTGCAGTAGATGACTGGTGTGCCGTCTTCTGAAACATAAGCTAGCAGAACGCCTTTATACTTGTCTGCGTTGCCGCTGAGTTCATAGATTTGTTCGATAAAGTTTGAAGGCATTTCGAACTGAGGAATTTCTTTGATTTTATTATTCAGCATGTTTTATATTACAGATAAATTTCATACGATTCAAAAAAATCTTTATTCAATTCTGAAACAGAATAAATTTCAACAAGTTTGATGCCGTTCATCTCGCAAAATTCTAGCTTTTTATTGTCTCTTTTTAATTGCTGTAAAAATTTATTTCTATTGCCGTGGAAGAAAGGAACAAATTTTGTATGCTGCTGACCTTGGACCTCAATTGCAATTTTTTTGTTTGCATTATAAAAGTCAAAAGTCATTCTTGTGTCAACGAGCCTTAGCTCCTCAAACACAAAATCGTCATTCCAATATGCTTTTAAAAACTTTTTAACTTCGTCTTGGAATTTGCTGCGAGTTTTCGTTCGCCAATTAATTAGATATTTTGACGCATTTTTCAGCAGCTTCTCTTTCCCATTTAAAGTTTTAAACTTCATT